CCCGAAGCAATAATAGCCTTTAGCCATTTTAGAGAAGTCGTACCAAGCTGCCCCGCTAAATCAGTCGGTACGCCGCTAGAGTTTCGCGCTACTATATCATTTTGAAAAGCTGTTTCAAAAGCATTAACATGCGCGGCCCGTATAATGGTGCCAGAACTTTGCGTACTTAAAGTATTAGTGCCGCCGAGACTTACTTGCGTAATACAGAGCGTTTGAAAGCAAAGAACAAAGCCTATAAAATATTTCATGTACCTACCTGCCTAACTTGAAACGTTAACATTTCGTCGGGGCCGTTGAGCCCTATTTGATTTATTTTAAATTCAGTACCCGCGGGTATTTCAATATCTGCTATTTCTCCGGGGTACCGATCTACAGTGTCGTAAACAGCTACGCCATAGTAAGGTAGTAGAAGACCGTTTTGAATTAAGAAACGTACCGGAAAATCGAATACTACTTTATCCTTGCGTCGTAGAGCTATGGTTTCATAGTTAAGCGGCGCATCTACATTTAATTCTATTTTGGCGTTTCTAAATTCATTCTTATAATTGTCTAGCGCGGTTTGCTGTTTAGCACCATCGGTAACGGCGGAAAATTCTAGCTCGTCTTTTTTCTTACCGTGAATATCTTGACTACCTGTATCTTGAGAAATTTTAGTAGAGTCTTTTAGCGTTATGTAATTCTTAACTCTATGGGCTCCGCTTCTAAAATTATTAATATCGATAACATTTTCGGCCCCCCTAATAGTACCTGGCCCGTAAAAAGTATGCTTAAGGTCTGAAGTCTCCGCGCGGTTAGATACAAACACCGTGCTACTTTCAATTCGTAAAACAGAGTTAGCCCATTTAAGTATCTTAGATAATACTTCAGTGCCTGTTTTATTTGTTAGGTCGGTCGCAGTTTCGTCGTCTATTTGCGCATCTGTAGCACAAACGATATCCGTTTGCTTAACCGTTAAAATATCGGTTACGTACTTTTGATTAAGTATTTTAAAAATAACTTCACTATATAAATCGCCCGCTGCAAGCCCTGCCGAATCGGTGCCGACCCCATTAAATAGAGAAGACATACCAAGGCATTTAAAGTTAATTTCGTTAGTTACAGCCCGGCCCTTAAGAGCGTCGTCATTTAGAAGAAAGTCCCCTATTACAATTTTGTCATGCGGTTTAAAAGTTAACGGGGGCGCAGTGCCTAACGGCTTCGGGTATGCCTGCCCCGTCCACTCTACGCGCATGATTGAGTTATTTCGTTTATGTAAAAATATTGAGTACGGTTCATTAGGCTTAGAGTATAGACCGGCTTTATTATTTAAAATTAAATTAAAAGCCGAATGCCGAACTATGCCTACATCGTAATCATTATTATCTAAATGCTGTTTAATAGCGCCAAAGCCTGAAAACAAAACGTCTCGGCTAACGTCAGTAAACTCCGCGGCGTGACTTGTGCCGTTGTCGTTGGCGTATGGTTTTATGCCAAAGAAAAATTTACCCATCGCTTTCTATTACCTCTAATTTAAAAGCATGGCCCCGATCAAAGTATCCCTGCATGTACGATGTATCGAATTCATTTGTAGCGGCCATTAAAAATAAATCTTCTAATCTAAACCCCTGTATGTCGTCGTGCCCGGTTTCGTCGGCACCGATAAAACTCCATAGTATACCGTCGTCTGATTCGAATATGTTATTGAGTAACCTAATAGTAGCTTTGTTTTTAGTTGGCTTAAATTGAAGTACTGCCTCAACGGCCCCGGCTCTTTTAGTTACGCTAACTCTACCGCTTACTAATCTTTTCGTTTTTCGATTTCTACTAGGTCTTAGCCGTTCTATGTTTGGTTCGTCTGGAAACTGCCCGATTTCATTTGTTACAATAAACTGCCTAATTATTTTATCTAGGTCTACGCCGCTTGCGTCTTCAAAGAAACATTGCGTAACCACTAACTGTATTTGGCTGCTAGTGACTTCGTCGAAACTATGGTATTTATTTTCCTCTAAATTAGCCAGTTCATTAATAGCGGGGTTAAAATCTACAAATGAAACGCCGTCATGATATTTCAACGTATACTTAAAGAAATTAAAAAGTAGCATCATTATTTTAGAAAAAGGTACCTCGTCTATTAGGTCAATCACCTTAGTCCAATTAGAAGCATCGGTACTATCGGTAGTTACAAGCGCCGTACTATTGTCGCGGTCGCGGATTGAATCGGCTATACTTTGCCCATTATCTGTAGCTACGCCCCCGTCCGTAATGGTAATAACTATATTAACGTTATCTATATCTATTTTGCTTTTTTCATAGATCCGTATATTTTCCATTACGCTACACTACCTACTGAAATACCTAGATTATTATCTTCAATAATTTGAGCGGATATAATTTGATGTGCATTTTCGTTTAACGTTAACATGACGCGCACTATAGTTTCGCCGCCGCCCCCATTAAAGTTATTTGTTTTCTGTACTTTCAAAAAGTCCGTTAAATCTTTATTTGCCGGGGCCTGCACTACTCTTTCTCGTGCCGCAAGCGTAGCGGGGAAACTATCGTTAGTACCTATACCGGGTACACTATCAATGCCGTGCCTAAAACCTACGCCGCGGATACTTTGAACTTGCGCAAAGCCTGAGATAAGGAAAGCTGCGCGGGCTGCTATCGCTAGCCCCGGCCCTACAATTGGTATTCCGGCTAACGCCGCCGCTGCCTGGTTAGCTGCCGAGTGCGTAGCAATTAAAGCCTGCGCAATAGCTGCGGTTTTACCAATAGCTACAAACTCTTTATTTTTAGATCTCTGTAGAACAGACAAAGCGCCGAGACTTGCTTGAGTAGCCGCGAACCGTTCGAACTGTTTTGACTCTTCTAATTTATTAGCTACGTCGTTAGCTACGGCTCGCTGCTTATCGAACTTTATTTCTAGCCCTGTTTGAGCAGTTAAAAATTTAGCGTGAGTTATCTGCTTCTTAGTTAAAAAGCTTTCTAGTTTTGTTTGCTCTACACTTTGCTGAAAGTCTATTGCCGTTAATGCGTTAGTGCGGCTATCAAGCTGAAGAGTCGATAGCTCCTCTATAAATTTTATCTCGGCTTCTTTTAATTTATCTATATTCTCTATTCGCCCATCGGCGGCCCCGTCATCGGAATCTTTATCTTTACGCCTGCCCTGTACTCGCTTAGTTATGAAGTTATCAAAACGAGTTTCTAATAGTTCTAGCGTAGATATTTGGTCTAATAATTTTTCAGTGTCGCTCTTTCTAAAAAATTGACCGAGTAACCCGCCGCCCGACCTTTCTATTTGCCCTTGTAATTCTCGAATTTTAAACCGAACGTTTTCTATTTCGTCCTGCATTTTAATTGCGGGGTCTTGCCCGTCGGTAAACGCTTCGACAATAAATTTAGCCCACGACGCAATTTCAGGTAGTGAGTCTTTAAGCGCCTGTTCTACATCTTTTATAATACCTATTACCTGTTCATTCTCAATTATGGCTTTACCTATTTCTTCAGTAGCCGCGCCCCACGTATTCCCTAACTGAGCAATAGCGCCGGAATAAGTTTGTATTTGCGAAAGAGCGGCGCCTTTAAAACGTTCTCCCAATATTCTAGTTGCTTCGCCCGCCTTTAACTGTTCTCTAGTTAAGTTTCTAATCTCAGGGGCAAAATTCGCTATGTCACCGGACGCGCCTTGAACACCGCGACCAAGGCGGCGTATTGATTCTTCGAAAGATAAACCGGCACCGACTGAAAAATCTAAAGCTGCGGCAGTTAATTCTTTAGCGTCGTCAGCAGTAGTAACAAACGACTGCGCTAAAGCTAACATCCGAATAGTTTGATCGGCGGCAACTATTGAATTACCCTCTAAAGTCTGCGCGAATTCTTGCAGGTCTTCACTAGAACTACGGCTAAACGTACCTGCGTTTTTTAACGAAGTGTTAAGCGCGTTAATAGCATCTTCGCTAGCCTGCGCCCCTGCTACCCCATCGGTAAGTAATAACGTAAATAGACCGCTAGCGGTATCTCGTAACCTAGCAAAAGCCCCTAAGACAATGCCGCCGCCTACGAAACCCGCCATTGATCCGAGCGCGGTCTGCATAACAGACGACGATTTTTTAGTCTGTGCTTCTAAGGCTTTAAAGTCTTTGCGCATTTTCTTAGTAGAGCTATCAATATTTTTCTCGGTGCGGTCTATCTTTTTATTGATGTCCTTAACGTCACCTAAAACCCTTACTATTAGCTCTTCAATTATTGCCATTAACTTTTTTCACCTTCGCCTTTTTAGCTTTGCTAGCTTTTATCCGCCGGTTAATTTCATCGGCTAATTTATCGCCGCGTTCTATCGTCATAGGGTTATGCTCCTCTTCTCCATAATGGGCTATGTACTTATCCCAAAACTCAATCGGGGTCATGCTCCAGAATTCATCGACCGATACACCGATAGCGAAAGCGGTTTGTTTACGCTGCCGCCACGGGTACCTACCCCCTGGTTTTAGGCGGTTTCCGTATCGGTCGAGGATTCGTTTTTTTCGTCTGTCTCCTCTTCAGTTTCGCCCGATACCATTGCGGTGACTAACGCTAAAGCATCGACGGTACTTGCTAGCATACCTTTTTTAAATAATAGCTTTTGTAACTGCATTAATGTCCACGGCATGTCTCTAGGCTTTTTAGGGTTTTCTACCACGTATACGCAGTAGTAAATTATTGCCGTTATCTCACCCGCACTGCCTTTTCTATTAAACATGTTACTAGCTATTTCAATAATACCAAGACCCGTGCGGCCCTCGATATGCGCCATAGCATCATGCGACGGGCGGGCGTCGTAGTCTTTGCCGTCTATAGTTATGGTTCTTTCTCCGCGTTCTTTATTCATAATAAAATTTCCTCTCTAGGGTAGGGGCGGTTAATTAAGGCTTCAATGCTAATACTTCTACATTACTCGAACCGTCGCCCGTGTAGCTCAATTGCAGATTACTGTTTCCATCGTTCCAAAACTGCGGCGGAAATGGACCGACGGTGCAACTAGTACCGCCCGCAGCTAACGTGCAGGTAATATTTGATTTAGTTACCGAACCGAAACCGGGTATGGTTCTAGTAGCACTTTGCACCGTTACCGTAGCTACTGCCGCGCTTGCAGCGGTATCGTTCCTAAAAATTAAAATAATATCGCCCGCGGGGTTTTTAACACTATTACCATTAATACCGTCGGACGTAATAAAACCCGTAGTGTTAACTGTTTCGGTAGGTACGACCGGGGTAATTGCCGTAACGGCAAATGCGGGGCCGCACGCGTAAAGAAGTATAAGCATGGTGATAAGTAGAATTCTCTCTGTAAATTTCATTTTGGTACTCTCCTATGTAGTTAAAACGTTTTACTTTTAAAAATTAATAAATTTGTATATCTGGTTTATCTGCACTTTGTAGCGAAATACTATACGGTACCTCTTTATCGTTTTCGCCGGAAAACTCAATACTAGCAATTGCAAAAGGTCCGGTAATTTGTACTACATTATCCGCGCCTAATTTAATAGATACCCTAAAAGTTAGTTGCGCTCGGTTTACCCAAAACTCTAGTATATCTTTTAGCGAATCAATTTTTACCGTCACACCGTCGCCCGCTACGTCGATACTATTAATGCCGGTACCGTTAAGTAATTTTCTATAGCCCGCCGACCCGTGGTTAGTCACGTCTACCGGCTCGCCGTTTAACGTAAGAGTTTTCGATTTCAATCCGCCTAACGTGCTAAAGTTTCCGGGGGCGCCGGGGTCTTCTACTTCTAATAGAAACTCGCTACCTTTTAAAATATTGTCCATTATGTTATTCTCCTCTATTGCTAAAGTTTAGTTATTCTGTTTCGTTACCGCCTAAAATAAACGTAAATATTATAACGCCCTCATAGGTCCGCCCGTCGTCTTCTTTGTTTGTAAATTGGCGCTCGCTTCTAAAGTTAACCTGCGACCTATTTGGTAATCCTAAATCAAAGTTATTCAGTGCTAGCCAAATAAGAAACATTATTTGTTTTACCTCTTCTTTGCCCGATTTAGTTTCAGGTCGGCTATATGCGTAAATTGTAGTTGACCCCTTGAAACCCTCAAAGGTATGCGTAGTCCAGTCGGTCGGGTCCTCTTCGCCAATAACAATATATGGAAACTTTTCATTATCAGGCGGTTCGTCATAAATCCGGGCGGCAACTATTGATTCAAGCTCCGCATACGTATTTAGCCTTTTGAATATAGCGGCCTGTAGTTCGGTCCCTATGGCAGTAGCTTGACTAGGCACGCTTACGCCCCGCTTTCGGAAACTTAAATATAAAAAACTTAGTACCGTGTTTTTTTAAGAACGCCATAAGCGCCGGACGTAACCACGGTCTAGCCTTTCTTTTATTTTTACGTGAGTTAAATTCTAACGCCGCTAAAGAATCTAACTGAGTACCTACTTCTATTTCTAAATTACTTTCAGAAATCCGTATACTTTTTATCGATGTACCCGTATCGGTGTTAGGCGAATCGCCCGGCTTAGATACAGTCACTAAGCGCTTGCCCCTAGGTCTATCGTAACGGGTAGCTTTTCGACCGGGCGAAACCCGTTGAATATTTCTCTGGGCTTCTCCTAATATTTGAAAACCGGCTAGCTGTAATTTAGTTTGCAGTAATTTATCGGAATTACTAAACGCTTCGAACGTCTTCTTTAAAGTAGGCGAAGCCTTTATAGTAGCGCTTAGTTTCACGACGCCGCCCCCTCTACACATAATAACTCTAAAAAACATTTTCTCTCGTCAATATCAATATGACCTTGAATCGGAAAAGTCCGACCCTCCCAGATAATGCGCTTAGAAATATCGCCTATAGCAATATCGCTACGGAAACGCATAGTTATTTTATGGGTCGTATTAACCTCTTGCCTCATGGCGAACATACGCTGCGACGATGATATCGGTTTTACCTGCGCCCAGAACGTAGCTTGGTCGGGCCATGTTTTAACCGCTACGCCGCCTATACCGTTACGCACTTCTACGCTAAACTGTAGCGTTACGAAGTGTTTAAATTTATTAGGGTCGGGCATGGGCACGGCTTCATTCTCCTAAGTCAAGCATACGGTACGGCGCTAGTAAGTCCTTTAAATCTTGCGTGGCTATCTCTTCGCCTAACGCTCGGTTATCGTAAAATTCTAAAGTTAATTTTCGAAGTAGAATTAAAATGTCTTCCGGTATAGTGGCGATATCTGCATAGCCCATTACGCATCTAATTTTAAAGGCATTCAATTGCCTTAGTCCATTAGACGGCCACTCATTACCTGAGTTAAGACCAATGCGCGCAGGCACGCTAACGTCATCGACGAAATACTTAGAATCGGCAAACGTAGTTTCGTCGTTATTTATATCGAAAGTTGAAATAGAAGTAATTGAAGTAATGGGCGCACGGGCTAATTTTATATAGATATCCGTTGATGGGAACACCGTTGCAAAATGCCCGGTCTTGCTACCCGTCC